TCCTTACCCGGGTTTGGTTATTGTATACTACTATATTTATACGTTATTAGTCTAAATTGACCTTAAAGGATAGTACACTTTCTTGCGACACAACAGGCTTCGGTATCATTAAATCTTCTGCTTTTACAGTATGAACATTGGTACTTTTTTTAACATTTCCAGTGGCTCTGCCAACATATTCTAGACTAGGTTTATCAGACATATTATTTTCCAGCTATTGGACTTTTTGTTCCTACAGGAATGTCATTTGTTGTTTGTGCTTTTTCTTTGTTTTCTGCATCAAACTCATAGTCTCTTGTGCTAAGCTCTTTAAGGAAATTACTGTTATATTCATCGCCAAAACTAGGATCAACTTTTTCATCGTCGTAGTCGTTTAGCAGCAAAGGCTTGTATTCGCCTTCTTTGGTGTCAGCAGCTACTTCCCTTGCAATCTCGTCAGGACTATTTTTGTTAACTACAATAACATGACTTTCGGGTAAATCTACTATATCTTGCAGCAATGCTGCAATTTGCTGTGGTGTAGCAGGATAGTTGGTTGTAATTTCCATTACACTCACTTCACTGTTGGTTACACTTTCGCCGAATCCTGCTGGCTGTTTCTGAATAGGAGATTTTTTAGGCTTACTAATACTTTCTAAACCAAATCTTTCCATACGATTTTCAATTCTGTCCATGTGCTCACTGGTTAACTCTCCAGCTACTTTTACACGAAATTCATATGTTTTACTGCTCTCAATTAAAAATTCTACAAAACTTTTCATTTTAAATACCTCTATGTGAGTATTTATCCGTTGTCATCACCGGACAACCCTTTGTTTCGTATTAGATCGAGAAGTGCATTTCGGTCAAGCTCTCTGGCACTACCTTCGCCTTCGTCGTCGTTTTTGAGATTTGCTTGTCGCTCTTGTAATTCTAATCTACGTTTTTTTAAATCTAAATCGATTGCTTTGAGCTTTTTGTCAATTTTATTAGTTTTAGCAGTAATAGCGTGTCCCATTAATTTAGTTGCTGCTTCAAAAATTGGAGCACTAAATCTCGGTTCAACATTCATTCCTAGATCCATTAAGCTATCATAATGACCCATTGCTTGATTGGCTAGCTTGTCCATTTCTGCATCACTTGTGCTTAAATCTGTAATATCAGCATCAGGCAACTGTTGACTAATTTCGTCAAGCGCCTGTACACCATTAACAAAAGCTTCGTCAATTGGTTCGTCAGATTCTGATAATTCAAAAAGTTCTTCTAATTTTTTTGTCATGTATATACTTACCTGTGCGGTCTGCCATTGTGATATATATCATTTTCTGTTATTACCCTAAAGACAATACCGTTTTGTTTGCACCAAGCGTTAGCTGCTGCCCACTTAGCGTAATTAACTGCAACAGCCGCTTTGTCTCTTTGGCTTCGTGCATTCTCCATAGTAGTCTGACTTTTGGGTTTTACTTCAATAAGCTCTGCTCGCTTTTTGCCTCTTTTGTCCTGGTATACTATAAAAAAATCAGGAACATAAATTGTATTTTTACCGGTGAGAGGATTTTTATAAGGTATCGTAATGCTCTCGCTTGCCCATTGTATTACACTAGGATGATTGTCGCAAAATTGCATAAATGTAAGTTCCCACCCACTCCTATAAGTTGGTGCTTTTTTTCCTGCATACTTTTCCGGATACATAGGCGAAAATTTACCTTGTGCAAACTTTCTTGCCATGTTATCCTCTTACATTTCTTAATGTTCGAGGAGCAGGTGCAGTATTAGCCGAAAACCCAATTTTGCTAGTATTTCTTCTAGTACTATTAAATAATCCAATTAGTGCTGTTTTAAAACTTTCGTTTTGTGTATATTTTTTAAAGTCGTCTAGTACCGCCATTGGGTTAATGCCGGTTTGATATGTGATTTCCAACAAACTAGTAGCTAAACTTTTTGCTGCTTCTTTGTTGTTGTTTGTTCTTGACAAAAAGAAAGCATACACTGCATCGTGTTGGTCGCCGCTGATTGGAGATTGAGTGTTGTAAAACTGATCAAAATAATTTTCTTGACTTATGCCGTTGATATTTTGATCTTGCGGTAAATTGGTCGACATTGTTTATCCTTTAAACATAAGGTGGTTTTGAAGCTCGACTATCGGTGCTAGGCAGCGGCGGAAATGAGTTTACAAACAACTGTTGTTCAGCTGGAGATAGCCCATCTGGTATCACTGGATTTACAGTAAGTTCGGCTGTATTTTGTTCAACTGACGTATATACTGCAGGCAAAACGCCGTTTACTGAAATACCAGTATTGTTGCTATTTGTTACGTTTATACTACTAACATTTTCACCATTGCTGGAAATATTGTTGCTTTCATTTAGCAAAGAGGTTGATGCTAACCCAAGTCTACTAGCAGTATTAGAGTACGAAGTTGATGCTTCTGGAAAACTATATTGCCCAGACCCTATAGTCAATCTAGATCGCAGTGAACTATTATTTAAAATGCTGCTGCCGCTTGATGATGTTTGGCTATTCGAAAAGATTCTTGACAAATTACCAGTAACTGAATCGCTGTCTTGTAATTGGCGAGTAGGTGTAGTTGATTGAATTGCTGTATCTGGGATACTTGATCTACTGTTTTCAACAATGCCATTGGCTTGACCTCCAACATTCCTAACCGACACATTGCTCAAAGGACCTCTTGACAAATCTGCCGGAGTAAGTTCGTTTTCTGTTTGGTCATAGTTTTCGGTATTATTTTTTCCAAAATTTGCTATTTGATCTGTAGTGCCAGCACTATAAATTATATTTTCATATTCTATAGTTAAAGTTAATGCCATGACTTTTGCTGACTCGCTATAGTCATGGTCGTCAAATTGTGCACTATTAATCATTGGATTTACTAGCAACATTTTACTATACTCGTTGTTGCCCATGCTAAAAATTTCTATTTTATTAATAAACGGCAAACTATTTCCGTTGTCTAATCCATAGCGCCTGTTTAAACTATAGTTTGCATAAACATCATCGATACTCCATGTGCTATTAAATGTGTAATTGCTATCAGCATTGTAATGCTGATTATATGCAATCCACATGTTCCTGATATTATTAGCAATATCGTCATGGAATTCAAGTTTAATAGGTTGATAGACTACTCGTTTATTAATAATTCTTTTTCTATTATATTGGTTTAGAGTCTCGGTTTCAAATTGAGTTTCAGGAAGATCTGCTGCCTTGACAAGCACACTAACATCTTTTGTTTCAATGCCACGTATCTTGCCAAGAAGATTATTAAAAGAAATATTGACGTGAAAATTGAACCCGGTATACGGTGTTTTTGTATATCCGGGTTCTTGTGTAAAGGTTTTTGCAGCATGATGGAAGTCGCGTAGTGCAAAACCTGGTGTGGTTGGTTTATTAAGATTAGCCATCTATTTCTCTCGAATTAGCTGCCAGTTGAGTTGACACCTTGTGTTCTAGCTACTGGAGTACCAACACCACTGCCATCTGGCTTTTGTAGTGCATTGTCGAATCTCAATACCATGCTAATGGTTACAGGCTCACTGGTATTGTATGCTAGCTGATTGTAGTTTACGTTCTGGACAAAGCAACCGTATAGTGCCCATGTTTCAAGAATAGCTGGTTCGTCTGTTCCGTTGCCACCATCGAGTAGCTCAAACTTGGTTGTAAATTTATAATCAATACCACTGGCTGCACTTGATTGTTCAAAGAAGTTAAACTGTCGTTGCAACTGTTCGCCAACTAGACGACTTACATTTCCAGCTGCATCGTCACGGATGTTGACTGTAACATCTTGCCATGTGTGTCTTCCAGCAAGTCTTACTTTACTGTTGTATACATCTAAAGTAATATCATCAAAATCGACTTGCGGTCTGGATATATCAATTACTTGTTTAGTTAATTCTGTTGTTGGTTTGGTTACACCAAAGTTTTCAAATAATACACGGAAACGGTATTGTAACTTTGGCATTAAAAGCCCCTGTGAGGTTGTGCTCTGATCACTGTCAATAGGGACAGTATAATTAGATAAACTTGCGACTGCCATTTAAAATTCTCCTAAAAGTTTTATAATAGTATTTATCTATTTCCATGAACTATTTTTATACGATTTAAAGTAGTTTTATAAAAAGTCAAGAAAAAACCTCCTTATTTTTAGGAGGTTTTAACTTATTCTTTTATGTTATATAGTATTAATTAAATATCATTGCCAACAGTAGTTGTACTGATACTACCAGTACTTTGTATTCTTATTGGAATATAGATAAACTCAACTGCCTTTACTGGTTCAATTGCAACATCAATATATAGTTCATTGCGATTGATACGCTCAGGTGTGTTGTTTGATTCATCGCATACTGCCAAATAATCATACAATCCACGTTTTGCTACTAGATCATTTAAGAAACTATCAATAACACCTTGTACTTCATCTCTTGTAATCTTATCGTTTGGCTCAAACAAGAACGGACGTACTAGTTGATCAAGTGCTGATCTTAGATATGCAGTAAGTCTAGCAACGTTTACTCTATCTATTGCACTAGGAGTTATTGCTCTAGTTTTTTGACCATATGCAATGATTCCAGTTTGTGGTGTTTGTACTAAAGGATTGACACGATTTTCGTATAGTATGTCACGGACGCCTTGGCGAACACCTACTGAGATAAATTCACCAGTATTAGTAATATATCCTAATCTGCTTGCATTATCAACTACCCCTCGGCGTGTTCCTGCTGGAGCAAACCATGGGTAGCTAACTTGATCACTACGTATTATTGTACGCATTACTGCATAACTACTTGGCATAACAACATTGTTGCCACTTAGATCAGTTCCTAACACCGACGGATACCAAACGCCTACATAAGGATCGTTAGTTACTAACGAATTTTCGCCATCAACTCCATCTAAATTAGAATTAGTCAACCAATTGGTTAAATTAGTACCTTCGCTTTCGATTCGCAATGGACTATCGCCAACAACAAAAGCAGTTTGTTTTCTGTCGTTGTTTAGCTGTACCATATTTTGTATTAGCTCTGGATATCCTGGTGCTGCAATTAAGTTATACTGTCTTTGCTCTTCACGAATTGCAGTATTTCCGTCTATTGCTGCTTTCATAGCTGCAACTACAACATTACGTTGTGCTTTGCGTCCAAAAAATGCATGCCCATTTTCACGTGCGCCGCTTATACTAACCCAGGCATTCTTTTCTGTTGGTAGTACTTCTCCTGCAAAGTCTACAGTGTTAAAATAATTAGTGCGGTACTCTTTAACATTAAACGCACTACGTCTAGTATTAAACAAAAGCATACCTCTTGGATACAAGCTCGCCGAAGGAGCATCGAGATCCAAATAGTCATTTGTTAACAACGAAGTTATTGTACTAATTTGTCCAGTGTTTACATCTGTAGTACTGTTTCCCATAAAACGAGAATCAGCAAATAAAATTCCGTTCTCAGACGTTTGGTCAGCAGTATCAATTTCTACCCAACTATCATTTCCAGAAACTGTTTCATATCTGTAAATTTTTGGATAATTTTCCAAGTCACTAGTGTCGATCCAAAGATCACCGTATGCTAGCGACGACTGGTCGCTTTGTTCAGTTGGTTCAGATGCACTAAATATCGGTCCAGTAGAATTGGTGTTGCTTAGGTTAAATCCTCTTGCATCATTGGTTACATTTCTGTAGCCTTTCCAATTTGTTCCGTCGTGGACCATAATGTCTGCTTCATTGGCTTCGCTCCAATACCACTTGGTACCGTTTGTTGGATCGGTGCCAGGTGCTGTGTTGCTAACTTCGATGTCAGTTACACCCCAGTTACTAACAATAATTTTATTGCCTGGGCCTGCTCTACAAAAGCTATTACTGCTAGTAATTCCTGCATCAGCAAGTGGAGTTCCGCTTACTTCTGCTAGCTCAAGAACGCCGCCGCCGGTGTGACTAATTGTTACTTCGCCTGTTGCTAATACNGCTGCACTAACATATGTTAAGCCTGCTGCTAGAATATCTTCTACCATACTTTCGCCAGTTGTTCCGGTTAGTGTAATAGTNGTTGCGGTAGGCATTGTTGCCGAACCNGGCATACTAGCACTAATACTAAAGCTTTCGCCAATTACTGTTGTTGNATTAGTAGTTGAACCTGTGACAATAGTTGCACCAGTTGCTATTCTATCAAGTACTTTGTATGTAACTGTATCATTGTCACTTACATCGTACTGCACATAAACTGTTCCAGCTGCAATTCCGCTGCCGCCTCTTAGAGGATCGTATGTGGCATTTGCACTTTGGTCGTTTTCGTACAACGGAGCACTTAATAATTCCCAACTACTTGTTAATTCATTATAGCGCTTAACTGCAAACGATGCACCATTATTAACTGATGTCGTTTTAACCCACACACTTTGGCTCGGTCTTGGTTGGCTATCTGCTGCTTTCCACTGTGGAACAGTAGTGTGCGAACTTTGTTGCACTACTGGACGATAGTATGTTCCGGCAACGATTCCTAAATCGCTCAACGGAGTACCTGTGTCATTTGAAATAACCATTGCGCCGTCTGTTGTGCTTCCGTCACTAGCAGCACTATCGTCAATGAAAATTNCAAGCTTTCCATTGGTTGTGCTGGCTGTAATGCCGGCTATACTTGCACTGTTAATNTCAGAAGCAAGTGAAGCTACAGTAACGCCAGATAATGTAACAATTGTATTATTAATTTCTAGAGATTCGCTAGGAGTAAGTGTNGGATTTGTATTAGCNGAGATTACACTAGCAATGCTGTTCATCCAGTCTGTGCTGCCAACTAATACCCAGTCGTTGTCTGTGTTTTTATAGTAAGTCGGAAGTGCTACATTTGTACTAACTACCGCATAGTTNCCAACGCTACCAATACTATTTTTTGGTACTCCGCCAGTTAAGTCNGATGTTTCGGTGATTATAATCGGAGTCACAATGTCAAATGCTTGACTAGTGCTGTTCCATTTAAAAATTCCAAATCTTGTTGTTGGTGTGTCTAACCAATATGTCATATCGTTGGGTGCTGAAGTTGGTCTGTTGCTTAAACCAATTAGCTCGCCGAGATCAACATCTGCTCTAACTACATAAGCACGGCTAGTTGTACCAAGTAAACTGTATAAAGTCTGTAGCCCATACTCGTTTAGTTCGTAGCCATGAATAGGCGTTCCACTGGTATCAGTGTAAAATGTTGGTGTTCCAAAGAAATTTACTACATCTCTTTGACTTGTTAATACATAAAGATCGTTTGCATTAGCAGCAAGTGTGCCTGATGCAACTGTACCCTGAGGGGTAACTTTATTTTCAGCACTTGCTACAATTACAAGTGGAACAGTAGATACTGTGTTTGGAGAATATTGACTTTCGTCGGTAATACTTACGTCAACTCCAGGAGATACTAAAGCCATTTGCTAGTTCCTTTTTTTAATATAAGTATATTTATGTAATTCTGTTTAAAACAGCCTTTTTTAAACGAACCTTTTGGACCTTTAAGAAAATCATGTCAACAAAACAATGCCAAATATGCAACGAGCAACCAGTAACTGTAAATTATGTTCGCAATGGAAAAACATATTACAGAAAATTGTGCTATTACTGCATCAAAAAAAAGAAAGAAGAAAAACAACAAGCAATTCTTTTATTAAAAAAGAGCGGATACAAAAAGAAAACAATTTGTGACCGATGTAACTTTGTTAGCAAAACACCAGACCAGATAAAAATACATTTCAAAGATAGAAATCCTTACAATGTATTATCAAATAATTTAAGAAGCTATTGTGTTAATTGTATTATCGAAGTTAAAAATAACCCAGCGGCGGATAAACAAACAATACTAGCAGACTTTTAATTATTTTTTAGGCTTTGCTGGGCGGCGTGCTTTGTTTAAGATTTTAGTTAACAAAGAACTTGGATCAATGCGCTTGGTTCTTTTTGAACGGCGTGCTGCTCTTGCTGATGTTTTTGCCCTAGTCTTTGTCATTTGTATACGCTTAGCAATATCAACTGGAGCAAAACATTGACTAATACTACTAACACGTTTGCCTGCCCTAGGACCGCTTGAGCAAGTAAATTTTTGTGTTGTAGTTACACCGCCGCCTTTGCCTTTTTTACGAGCAAAGATCATTCCAGTTTCTTCTATTTTTTCTACTGGAAAGTAAGCTTTGATTGTTTTACCTGCACGTTGTGCTGTAGCTGCTCTGTGATTGCCATCAATGACACTGTACTTTCCATCGCTGTACTGTGGTCCAACAATAATAGGATCAGCGATATTAACCTGATGACTATAATCAATGTCGATTATTCTATTAAATGGATCATCGTAATCAAAAAACTCTTCTTCGCTAGGAAACATGTCAGGTGAAAAGTTACGCAATTCCCAGTCATGGCTTAGTACATACTCGTCCATTTCTGGATTCATTTCAGTGTCGTGGTGCATAGCTTGAAAAACTTGCAACATTTCTTCGCCACTTATGTCTTCAAACAATGCTAGTGCCGATTCAAACTCATATAATCGCATGTTTATTATCCTATTGTAAACCACATTGGTGCGCCGCCGTCAACATAGTTAGCCAAGTCTTGCATTAACTTGTCCATTTCTATGTCGGCTTCTGCTTTTAGTGCAGCACCATTGAGTACTGTTCCTCCAGCAGGACCAGCAATAGTAGCAAACTTTTCACGTGCTTCGCCAAGGCTTTTCTTAACCATTGCTTGTGTATAGCCCTTAATCCAAGGATAAGCATATACATCTTGCAACAACGTAAAGTTAGGTTTTTGATTGTGTACCCATAGCAACACATCTTCGTCACTGTTTCTCGGACGACGAATTAGTGTAAGCTTTTTAGTAACAGGATTAAATGTATAATTTATGTAGCCGCCGAACATTTTACTAGCTTGCTCTTGATACTGCGCAAACATTTCGTAATTTGCCATACCACCGACACGCCCGCTTTGCAGCAAGTATGTGTTCATAAATCCTGCTTCAAACGGTTCTAAATGTGTAGTAGTGCTGCTACTACTACCAAGGCTACGACGAAATACTTGTTGCACACTCATTACCTCAGTAGGCAGTATGTAATCGTTTTGATCCTCGACTAAGTCTAAGAAAATATAACTTTCTTCTACACTGTTACTACTTCGTTGTCTGTATACTTCTAATGCTTGCTTTAATCCATACTCATAATGATTAGGATCAAGCTCAACATCAACCATGTCGCCGCCAAGGTTGTAGTAAATACTTTTAAACAATTCTGATTTTAATTCGTCAATGGTTGCCATAATAGTATTTATGGCAAATTAGAAATATTCTAATCAACTACCTTGAGAATTACAGTATCTGCATTAATACGTCCATTGAGTTTAACCTCAACTGCATTAATGTCATCTAGGAACTTACGAAGTTTTACTTTGCCGGATTTTTTAAATTCTTTAAGAACTTCTTCGGGCTTGCGTATTGTTTTTTGTACACTCTTTTTCTCATCAAAACCAAGAATAGTACTACCTTTAACTGACATAGTTTTTGTATACTCATCAGCAACATACTTGCCAAGTTTGCGTGTTTTGATATTGAAAATCCAAATTTCTGTTGCGCCAATCATTTCAACCGGATTAACACTAACAATTTGATAGCGTTCATCTTTATCCTTGTACTTGAGTTTGGCTATCATTTTTTCCTTACTTGGTGCTTTTTTAACACGAGTTTTTCTATTTGCTTTAGCACTATCAATAACCATATCTAGTGCACTCATAAGATTTTCTAGTGCTTGCAACCAGTTCTTTGCATGTGCTTTTTTAACATGTGCATATCCTTCGTGCAACTGTAGTGCAAAATCTGCAGCTTGCTCGTCTTTGATTTTTTTAATCTGTGCAGTAGTAGGCATGTTGACTATAGCTTGTGCTTCAGATAACCATCCTTCGTAAGATTTTCTGATCTTACGTGCATGTGCTTGTGTTACTTTGTAATCAGCAAAATGCTTTACAAAATTAAAACCTTTGGGATCGAAATTTTCAGGATCTGTAATAGACCCTTCGAGCCATTCTTCAATTGCCTGACAGGCTTCAATAGATTGTTCAAGAATCCGTTCTTGGATTGTAGGAACATAAACATTTTTTACAGTTTTTTCTACTGCTTTCTTTTCTTCAGCAATTGTTGCACCTTCTTCGGCAAGCGCAAGTATCCATTTGTTGATGCCTTCTTTGTATTCCAGTGGAACAACAGTAGGATTATTTTCTAGTAGATAAGACGCACAAGCCCAATGGCTTTTGCTACCGATCTTCCAATCTGGTAGCTTATTAATATTAGACACAACTGCCTTATCATAGTTGTTTTTGATATAGAGTTTGACACGTTCTAACCATTCCTTTGACTCTACTTCGTAGTGTGTATACAATTTAGCTTTATTCCAAGTGATTTTAACAGGCATCAGCGGAAACTTGTTAGTTCCTCGGCGTGTTGCTCTAACTGTTTTTTTCTTGGGTTTAGTTGCTATTTTATTTTTAGCCATTGCTTAATAATCCTTGTTGCGGTACTTATACACAATCAACTGCCAAGCAGAATCATTGTCTGCATTCATTAGCTGTACATCTTCGACTTCAAACAACTGACAAAATAATTCACCAATTGTCAATGGACCGTCATAAACATCAGCTTCACTGATAAACTCTAACCATCTTTTATCGTTGATCATTGAGTTGTCTCCTACTTGACTCTTAATTAGTGTAGCATATGCAAACTATCCTGTCAACCGATTGCCATAAATACATTGTATAAAAGGATGCAGCTATGCCAAAAATAAGCCTATGGCGTGAAAATCGTAGCAATGATTACAAGTTCTTCAACGACCGAGCNAGAGAACAATTCACTGTTGGCGGTACTGGTATTAACATACACAAATATCTTGGCAGCGACAACGGCGATGGCACTTCNCCAGAACAACCACAGTATAGCAACCAAAGTGAACAAAATATCCAAGACTTGTTGCTACTCGAAAACAGAGACAGGATTTACGACCCTGATGTGTACAACTTGCGTGGACACTATAACGTCTCAGATATGGATTTTGATCTTAGTCAATTTGGACTATTTTTACAAAACGATACACTTTTTATTACTTTTCACCTAACTGACATGATCGAAAGAATTGGTAGAAAAATCATGAGCGGCGATGTACTCGAACTGCCGCACTTGCGCGATGACTGGCCTCTTGACGACACAGTTCCATACGCACTAAGAAAGTATTATGTAGTACAAGATGCAACACGTGCTGCTGAAGGCTATAGCCCGACTTGGTGGCCTCACCTTTGGAGAGTAAAAGCTACACCAATGGTTAATACCCAGGAATACCAAGACATAATTGAAAATGCAGTTGACGAAGATTCTGGCAATCCATTAGGCGAAATACTTTCTACTTACAATAAAGAAATTAACATCAATGATGCAATTGTTGAGCAAGCAAAAAAAGATGTACCAGCTGCTGGATATGACACATCAGACTTGTTTACACTTCCTACAAAAGATGACAACAGTGTAAATGTATACGCAGTACTTACTGCAGACGGCAACATTATTACCACAGACAGCGGAAAATTCACAGCCGATTTAGATAAAGCAACACCAAGAGTTAGTGCTTATAACGGATATTTAACAGGTGACGGCATTGCGCCCAATGGACTTGATGTACAAACAGGAATTTCGTTTCCTGGCGATGCCGAAGAAGGTGACTTTGTATTAAGACTAGATTTTTATCCTAATAGACTGTTTAGATACAACGGAGCAAAATGGGTTAAGATCGAAGATGATGTTAGAAACACGTATATCCCACACGAAAGTACATCTCAGATTGGCACATTTATCAACAACACCAATGAATTCACAACCAGCGACGGACAAACATTTTCTACCAAAACATCACTGAGTGATGCTATTAAACCTAAGGCCGATAATTAATGACACAATTTTATTATGATAAACAAATAAGAAGATATCTTTCTCAAATTGTTAGTGTGTTTAGTTATTTTGAAGTAGAGTTCGGCGACGACGATGCCGGAAACCCAATATATCGCCGAGTTCCTGTAAAATATGCTACCAACGATAAAATGACTGCTAGTATTCTTAGAAATAATAGCGAAAATTCAATGCTAAATGTTCCTGCTATGAGCGTTTATATAACCGGTCTTGAGTATCGTCGTGACAGGATGCAAGATCCTAGCTTTGTTGACAAAATGAATATTAGACAAAAACGCTACGATAGTTCAACTGACTCATATACATCTGATCCCGGAAACGCATTCACTGTTGAGCGTCATATGCCAGTGCCATATAACTTACAGTACAACATCGACATATGGACTAGCAATACTGAGCAAAAATTACAATTATTAGAACAAATACTAATATTGTTTAATCCAGATTTTGAAATACAAAGCACAGACAACTATATTGACTGGACTAGTTTAAGTTATATAAGTTTAGAAAATGTAAACTATAGTAGCAGAAGTGTGCCGGTTGGCAGCGACGAACAGCTAGATGTTGCTACACTAACTTGTTCTAGCCCAATATGGATTTCTCCGCCGGCTAAACTTAAAAAGCTTGGCGTTATCGAAAGTATTATTACTAGTATATACAATAGCAAAGGAAATCTCAGTGATGACATTCTTGATGCTAGCAACAGACTTGGGGATAGATTGTATACTACTCCAACTGGACATAACTTGCTAATACTAAACGGACAAGCAACAATTTACCCAAGCGGGGGCGTAGATACAGGAGATCATGTAACTGATGTTCCTATAAACACAACAAATACCCAATGGTCTCCTTATGTTAGTACATTTGGTGAGCTTAAAAACGGTATTACCCAACTTAGATTAAGAAAAGACAACCCAGATACACTAAGCGAGATTATAGGTACAGTAAGCTATCACCCAAGTGACCCTAATGTTCTTTTATTTAATGTCGATCGTGACACTATTCCTAGTAACACATTGCCTGCAATAAGTGCTATCATTGATCCTACTCGAAGTGCACCAGGGGTTAATGGGCTTCCTGTTGCAGCAACAGGACAAAGGTATTTGTTGCTCAACGACATTAACGGTGGAAAAGCAGGAGATACTAGTTTCGATGGTGCAGATGCTTGGAAAAATGCAGGCATTGACTTAGTTGCTGATACATACGATATTATTGAATACACTGGAACAGAATGGTTAGTTAGCTGGAGTTCAGACACAGACAAACAAGAGTTTGTTACCAATATAACAACTGGAATTCAATATAAATGGAATGGCACTGACTGGGTTAAAAGTTGGGAAGGCGAGTATCCGTCAGGTGAATGGAGCTTGGTTTTATAATAGATATATACTGTTATGCCTAAAAAAAACAAAACTCAATCTAGAATACGTGCTGCTGGAACATTGTTTCTTTCAATTGACACAAAAAGATTTTTGTTTCTAATGAGAGCCGACGATACTTACACAAATACTTGGGCAACTGTAGGCGGAAGAACAGAAACAAACGAAACTGTTATCGAAAGCCTTGGAAGAGAAATCACCGAAGAAATAGGATTTCTTCCATTGGTAAGAAAAACTATTCCAATGGATTTATTTGTTAGCAACGACGACAAGTTTGAGTTTCATACTTTTATTTGCTTAGTCGACAAAGAATTTATTCCTGTATTAAACTGCGAGCACAAAGGATATGCATGGAGCGGCATTGATAGTTACCCCAAACCACTGCACCCGGCTCTTTTTAATGCATTAAAAAGCAAAGAACTCAAAGACAAAATAAACAATGTATTAAGTCTATTAGAGGTCAGCAAGACTAATGAACTTGTTGACATGGATCGGTTTGTAATTAGGCAATCTTAGCAATTCTCTATATCTATCGTTTTCGTTATACGTAACTCGATAAAACTCAACATCATTATAAGTTGTTATTACATTTTTTAAATTTCTTACCCAATTGCTATCTTGTACTTCGTCATGTTCGCCAGGATAGTGTTCAGTTCCGGCATAGATGTTGTTGTTTAGTCCGACTTGAGATTGCCCGTCGTAGCCAAATAAGAAAACACGCTTAGCACCATGGAAGGCTGCTAAGTACGCTGCACTAGCACCGGCATCCAATCTATGCCCTCCTGGCATAAAATTAAAACCCGGATATCTTCTAGATACTTCTTGACTACTATATGCTATATCTCTGTATTCTTCATTGAGTTGTGATGCTAAAATTTGATTGCTAACAATTAAAAAATCGGGCATCCATTCTCTATAAATGCCATTGCATCCGTATATTACATTGTAGTAATTTAAAATTTTTCTGCTATTGCTATTTTCAATTTGTTTAAGGGTACGGTTTAATCTACTTTGTCCATTGCCAAGACATATGGCATTCCCGCTGGGATTTTCAAAAATTATTTTGGGTTTAATAAAACGCCTATCAATTTTTCCTTGTCCTAGCAATACATTAATCCATTCACCTTCGTAGTCTCGGCTATGTAATTTTTGCAACGGCGATCTGGATTGTGATAAAGATTTCATAATTTTGTTTTCATTCTATTAGAGTAGTTGCAATTTTAAAAATTGTATTCGAAGACACCGGAGTAGCAAACAAGGTAACATTAGAACCAGTGATTGAAACATCGTAAGATGCTAGTTCATTGCTAGAAAAAACAGATCCATATTCAGTTGCAAATGCAGTTGTACTGTTGTGCACAACTAATAATTTTGTAATATGACGATTGCTACCATTGAGTGCTGTAACTAAAAACTCAGCAGAGCCGTACAAGGAATAAGGAAAAGCATAAATTGCAGTTTCTGCAGTAGTTGATAAAGTTTCGGCAGCCGAATCTAATTTAGAGTTACTTTGAATGACTCCTGTGTTGAACGTTATATCATCTGTAAATGTAATTTGTTGATTGCTAGTTAAGTATCCGCTATCGTTGGTTAAGTCAGATATATTGTCGCCGGGCTGTACTGCGCTGTTAGCTAATGTGCCTTGCGCTGCAGTAGCAAAAGCCGACGAATGATTTCCATCTATTGTGTCTGCGTCTAGTCCAGATCCTGTGCCATCAACTGTCTTAATTGCTGTTAA